TAAATGAAAATGAGTCCCAAAGCGTTATCGGATATTACAAAAATAGTTGTAGAAAAAGACGAAAAAGATCCTAAAATCATTGCAGTCATCACGGCAGAGGATATTGACAGTGCAGAAGGTTTTAGAGTCAGAATTACCCCTAAATATGATTAGTCAGAAGGTGAAACAAATGAAACATTATATGACATTTTACGAGGAAGATGGAATCAAGTACGCAGAGTCTTGGTTACAAATTAATTTTCTAAGTTGGTGTTTTTGCTTCTGGAAAATTAAAAAGGCCATCTCTTAAGAGGGTTACAACAATATGAAAATGAGTGAACGGAGGAAGTTTGATGGAAACAAATGTAAAAATCAACATTTCTAATTTAGAAGAAATTAAAGAACTAATCGATAAGCTCTATAAAACTGACATAAGAGTTGAACCGGTAAATAAAAAAGAAGCAGATGTCAAAGTGATAGATATCAATGAGCCAATAAACGTATTTGAAGCAGTAGATTTCTTTATCATTTGGCAGATAAAGGAAATCGCAAAAGGCCGGATTGATGTATATAGCAACCACACAGAAGCCCTAGCCAAACTGGTAGAGGCTAGAGCTAAATTGAATGAGTGTCAGTAATTAATCTTTTGCTTTTTCTTAGGCTTGTCTGGTTCTAGTTTATATTTTTTGATACGAGATAGAGCATCAAAATATAAATCCGCAAGCTCTTCTGGAGATGAAACAGTAGGATGGCTTATTTCCAAATAAAGCAAAGTTAATTTCTCAGCTAATTCAGTATTCACATAAAACACCTCCTTTCTAAGCAAATTATACGACTGGAACAGGAGAGAAACAACATTAGAAAGGAGTGAATTAAATGCTAAAAAAACTTCGCCAAGAACGTGGTTTAACTCACGAACAATTGGCGAAAGAGTTAGGAATCAGTAAATCGTATTACGTGAAAATCGAAAATGATTTTATGAAACCTAGTTACAAAGTGTTGAAGAAGTTAAAAGACTTTTATGGAGAGGATATTAATTTGAATGAACTTTTTAAATAAAAAAACGCGTCTTATCCGTTATATAAGACACGCTACGGAAATTGTTCTGCTCAAGTTGATAACGGCAACCAGCAACACTTCGCCAGTATCGCCCCTGGCACTGTAGTTGAAATAGATTTTGATTCTCGATTTTAGAGACTAGCTTTTCCGCCATTTTCTCAACGGCAGCTAATTTATTGTTCTGTTTGGTCGTATAGCTAAGACGACCGAAAAAGCTAACTCCCCCTATTGAACCCTGCTAGCCAGGTGTGGTAGGCAAAAGGTAAACCTACAAATGAATCCAAACTCTACTGAGACACAGTACCTTTCAAAAATTCTGACAATAATATTTTCATCATCATCATCCTCTCTGCCTACAAGGATTTGAAAGAGGTAGGCAAGGATATTATAACACTAGTTTCATAAATAGGGAATGTTCATTTCAAAAAAAGGAGGTGGAAATAGTGAATTTATTAAGCGCAGATTTCGAAACAACTCTCAATTCCAAGGTTGTTGAAATCGTAGCAAATGCGATAGAACGATTGCCAACGAATAACGCTCAACAAAGATACTTAAACAAGAAACAAGCAAAAGCATATATCGGAGGAATTGACGATAGAGATTTCGATGAGTGTGTATCGATGGGTACGATGCCAGGGATTTAGATGAGTTCATGGCTAAATACAAAATTTAAGGAGGACAGCATGACACGAGTTGAAATTTCAAAAGCTAGAAAGCTAAAGAAAAAAGATTTTAACAAAACTTATCTCAAAAAATACTGCAAGTTCTTAGGATACACAACGCTAGTAGTTTTAGGAGCGATTGCATGGATCCATTTATTAGTTGGAGCTGTTAACCAACACGCAAACAAAGTAAATCTGATTATGAACAATGAATATATCGAGCCTGATTTTATGGATTCGTGGAAAGAAAGAGGAAAATAAAATGATTGAACTAATTCAAGGTAATGTCTTCAGAAATGGAGCTGTTATCGGTAGTTACAAAGACATTGAAGATAACGAGTATAACGTTTATTTGATTGATAGAGGAGGGTTAAAAACTAAGTATCAAGTACGAGGTTTTGACAATATCTATCAAGTGATTATAGACCACTGGTGGGACTATAAAGACGAAAATAGCCAGCGCGGGAACGCTGACTAACTAAACAAGGTGTGATATTCGATGATTAGTTTTGAAATGAATATGTTCGAGCCTAACGAATACGATGTAATGGTTAGAAACGAATTAAGAGGAGAAATAAGATTCATCGATGGAAAGTATCGATTGGTTGTGTTTCTTGGAAATTACAAAAGCAGCAGTACTCATTCAACCTTAGAAGGTGCATACGATACTGCAAGAGAACTACTTGATAAATATTAGATGAAGGAAGTGATTTAAATGAAATTCACGGGTAAAAGCAACAAGCTAATTGGAAATAATATACAAGAACTTAGGTTTAGTCTTGGTGAAACGCAGAAAGAGTTTGCAGATAGACTTAACGTTTCCCAAAATGCTGTAACGATGTGGGAAACTGGAAAATGTCGTCCAAAAGCAGAGCATGCAAAAGTACTTAAACAGTTATACAAACAAACGTTGTCAACAAATAAAAAAGGCAATGTATCATCTTTGGAGAAAAAACGAACGTCTGACATTCCTGAAAAACTAGATAGAGTTACACTTTTTACAAGAATATTAGAACGTGAACTATTAGGCGATCATAATTCAATAGAAAAGTATAGTACAGAAGAATTATTAAAGGAATTGGAAAGAAGAATACTAAAAAAAGACGACTTATAAAAGCCGTCATACAAAAATTTTCTAAAGTTATTATAACACGTTGGAAGGGGATATTCAATGAGTCGGTTATTAATTAACGAACCACCTTTACAAGTGCTGCCATCGCTTGCTAAAGAAATCGGCTTAAATGAGGCGATTATGCTCCAACAAATGCACTATTGGTTACTTAAGAGTGCCAATGAATTTACAGGAGTTAAGTGGTTTTACAAGACGCTTGAAGAGTGGCAAACAGAGTTTCCTTTTTGGTCAGCAATGACAATAAGACGAACTCTAGGCAGTTTAGAAAAACAAAAAATCATTAAAATAGGCAATTTTAATAAAAAGAAATTTGACAAAACAAAATGGTATACAATCGACTATCAACGAGTGAACAGACGATGTGTTCAAAATGAACAGACGATGTGTTCAAATAGAACAGATGGATGTGTTCAATATGAACAGACCTATACCAGAGAATACACAGAGACTACTACAGAGAATAATGTCACCGAGGAGAAACCGCTCAAGGTTGTATGGACTGAGGAGACTAAACACATCATTGATTATCTAAATAAGCGAACAGGTAAGAAGTACTCTGTTAAGACTAAAAAGACAGCACAGCTAATCCATAAGCTACTAGATAACGGATTTACTGTAGAGGACTTTGAAAGAGTTATCGATATCAAGTGTAAACAGTGGTTAAACAATGAGAAGATGAATCAATATCTCAGACCACGAACGCTATTCAGCGAGAAGTTCGAGGACTACTTAAACGAGGCCCCAGCAAGAGTGCAGCAAGCATCGTCTGGACAATCTGTTGAAGACAAGATGAGAGACATATACGGACAGAATTGGCAGGGTTGGCAATGAACAATTACGAGTTAGAAAAATCAATCATATCTGCAATCCTACAAGATTTCGATAAAGCTCAATCAACGTATCTGCAAGCTGAATGGTTCACAGATAACAATTTTAAAACGATCTTTGAAATTTTAAATAACAACGGTAGTCGTTTAGATGGATTGATGGAGCTGTTCGCTAAGGTTAGAACAGAAATGAAGGAAAATTCCATTGGATATGAGTATCTACTAGCATTACAGCAAGAGAACGCAACAACATCCGGATTAGATTATCTTGCTAACCAGCTACATCGTGAATATTTGAGAGCCAAACTCGAAAAGGTTAAAGCTGAACACACAGCATTTCCAACTAAGCAACTAGAAGCAGAAATGCTTGAATTGTTAAATGCGATTTCTAAGCTATCAAGAAAACGAAACGTCGGAGACTTATCAGAAACGTTTGAACAATTCGAGTATGAACTTGAACACGATATCGAAGACGGGATAAAGACATTTAGTGGATTAGACGCGGCTTTAGGCGGAGGCATCGGTCCTGGAATGTTAGTGACGGTTGGAGCTAGACCTTCAGTCGGAAAGAGTGCCTGGACAATCAATCTAATCGATAGAGCGCTACAGAGAAACGAAGGGTTAAGAGTAGACCTGTTTAGCCTTGAGATGAGCAAGAAGGAAGTATTCTCACGATTCGTCGCAAAGATGACTACTCTGAATACGTACTACCTTCGCAAGATGAATCGAATGCTGAAGCCTGGAGATAAGGAGCTAGTGAGAGCGACTATTGAGTATTTCAAACAGAAAGACTTGAAAGTATATGACACGGTATCTGAACTCAATCACATTCTTGGAATTATTAAAGAACGTGCTGCAGGTCAAGCACCAGGTAAATATTTAGCAGTCATCGATTATGTCGGTTTAATCAAGGTTAACAACAATCGTGATAGAAGGTTACAAATCGAGCAGATTACAAGGGAATTGAAGAACCTTGCTAACGAACATCAAGTACCTATCGTTATCTTATCGCAGTTATCTCGTGGAGTTGAACAGCGCCAGGACAAATCACCAATCTTGAGTGATTTAAGAGAGTCAGGCTCAATCGAGCAAGATTCAAATGTCGTTGGATTCTTAAGCAACGAAGAGACAGAAGAAAACCACGAAGGCTATCAACGTGTGAAGTTCTCTATCAAGAAGAACCGCGAAGGCGATTTGATGGATTCGACATTCAAGTTCTATAAAGCTCAAATGAATTTTGTGGAGGAATTTGAACGAAGATGAATGCAAGAGAGTTCGAAAACATTATGCAGTCGGAAGGACTTAAAACAACTAGAGCTGTGATAGTTCTGCTGCAAGAGGCTAAGAGGTGTCAGAGAAACATTAAAAGCATGAGCCTATATAAACATAAGTATGCAGTAGCATACATTGAGAAACAGAAGGAACAGAAAGACAAGGCTATCCTGCAAGCAATTGAAGTGGCTCGATTAGAGAAACTTTACGGATTCCGTCTGATTGAAGATAGAGACCGTGTAATAATAGCCACTTACAGTGTAGAGAACCCACACAGCGAAGTAATGAAGAAAATCAGAAGAGATATAGAAATAATGGCAGAATTGGAGAAAGAGTATGGCATTTGCGATTAAAAACAGCAATATGTATTTTACACAAATTGTAGATCACAGCAGCATAGCCGGATATTTGGACAGAAAACATCCAGTTAAAACATTTGAATTTAAAGCAAGTCAACAAGAAGCGATGAAATTCAAAAAGTACGGTGAAGCTAGAAAGTACATGAAGGAGAACGGAGTGAGCGGAAATATCATTGAAATAGCCGTATCAAAACCATTCCATATTAACAAGATGGACAAGAACATCGGGCCTAATAGGTTAGACGCTTGGTATGATTCAGTATTGATGGATACCAGGGAAGATATTGAAAAGATGATTGCAGATTCTGAGAACAATTTCAATCACATGGCTAAAGACATATTGAAAATCAGAACAACAACGTTAAATCAATTCTTACGTAATCCATACGAGATTGGTTGGAACACACGTAAGAAAATCATGGACAGATTAGAAGCATATTTTGAAGGAGCCGGAATTAAATGAATTTAAATGATCCAATTAAAAAAGACGAATCGAACGAGAAGAGTTAATACGATTAGTTCAAAACTGGTTCGTAGAACGTGGATTGGATACGCTGGACGGAAGTGGCCAGCTAACCAAACTACAGGAAGAAGTAGACGAATTGAAAGAAGCATATATCCATATCAACCGCGATGAAGAGATTGACGCGGTTGGAGATATTACAGTAGTGCTAATCGGATATTGCATGCAGCGCAATCTTGATTTCATGGATTGCTTAGAAAGTGCTTATCACGAGATTAAGGACCGCAAAGGTAAAGTTATCAACGGTGTGTTTGTGAAAGAGGTGTAGTAATGGATTTAGCGAACGTGAGCAAAGGTTTAACTGAAAAATCGAAAATCAAAGAAGCGGTTAAACATCCAAAGCATTATCAAGGTATTTATGGATTAGAAGTGTTCACTGTGATGGACAATTTTATTCCAAAATACGAAAACTCATTTGATGGATATATCGCAGGTAACGTTTTGAAGTACGTGCTGCGAGCGCCAAGCAAAGGAAAAATGCTCGAGGATCTAAAAAAAGCAAAAGAACATTTGGACTTGTTAATAGAAAGATTAGAGGATTAATCATGAAAACAAATCAATTATGGGTAATATTTTGGCAAATCATAGCATACACAATTTTAATGCTTAATGTGTTTGGAATTAGTAGAATTCATATCTTGTTCGCTATTGTGGCATTGTTCAACGGAATGGTAGCTGGATACGAGAAAGAAAAGGAAATCAGAAGTCTAATCAAAATGGACGCTAAAGAATTCGAAAAATACCTTAAAAATATTGAGGAGGACCAATCATGAAAGAGAAATCAGAGCTTGATAAATTAAAAGACGATGTACATTACTTGATTGTGGCTCATTGCAAGTACAAGGATATGTCGATGTATGACAGAGCGTTGAAACAGTTTCAAAAAGATATTAACTATGGACAGTTAGAAGAGATGAGCTACAATGAACGATTCGCATTCTTGCTTGGGTTTGAAACATCGTTGAAGGTAGTAGAAAACGCAATTGAATTAAGCGAGCAATTGAAGAAAAATCCTGAAATGATTGAATGGCCAGCAGGGTTATGCCCTGATGATTACAAATACTAAGGAGGATAACGATGGAAGATAAAAAACAAGACGTAAATCCGTTGGAAGAGTTAGCAAAAACAGCAGATTCTTACAGAGCGTTCTTTGCTAATTTAGCTAATGAATTATCAAAAGTATTAGTTGATATTAAAGCATCTGATGAAGAGGAAAATACATGGGAGATGAAATGCCCGTATGAGTATGGGGATAAACATTATTGTATCCAATCGAGTGGAGACGTTTTTTTAGATTCTTGGCATGACATAGAAGCCGATAATAGTTTTTTTAGTCAAGGTAACATCTTCCCAACTAAACAAGCAGCCGAATTAGAGGCAAAACGCAGAAACTTACTTACACGATTCAGAGCGTTTAGAGATGAATGTAACAGGGATTTGAGTGTTCAAGATGAAAAATGGGAGATTCATTACAAGGATAAAAAGTTAAAATCATTATGGTTTCCTAATAGTATTAATGGATTCCCGACTTTTGGATACTTCAAAAACAGAGAAGATGCGGAACGTGCAATCGAATTGTTTGGGGACGAAATCAAAGAATTGTTCGTGGATTGTGAGGGATAAAAATGGACGTACGTTTAACAATACTAACTATCGTAAATATTTTATCGATTGTTATGTCATTAGTAGCCATATATAGGTCAAAGAATACTATAGATTCAGATATTCATTATATTGAAAAAATAATGGAATATATCGAATTAGAAAAATGCATTAAGGAAGAGAAGAAAGTCACAACTAAGATAATACCTTACGAACAAGCAGTAAAAGATATACTCGAAACTCTTCCAAAAGGTTCAGCAAAAGTGATAGATGAACCAATTGACAACAAAGTAGTTATCAAAATTCAAAAAAATGTATTTATGGAGTAATAACAATGGAACTAACTTTATATTTAGAAAATGGAAAAACATTAAGATTTGAAAACGTGACTAATTTAGAACAAGAATCATATGTGACGAGCCTTGTTACATTTAATTATGTAAGTGCGTCTGATGGCAAGAAGAAAAGGGCGATTTTTAGCTTCAACAGTTTGATAGGTTTATCTGTCGATAAGGAGGATTTTGATGTTAACAGTTTATTCTAAACCAAATTGCATCCAATGTGAGATGACTAAAATTTGGCTAGATCAAAATAAAATTCCATACGATACAGTGGATGTGATTGAAAATCCGGAAGCATTAGAGGAAATTAGATTACTTGGATTTAAAAGCATGCCAGTAGTTACACTAGATAAAAATTTCGATAATGCCTGGGTAGGTTACAACTTAGATAGATTACTAGAATTAAAGGAGCTTGGATAATGGAAAGAATGAGTCCAGAAGAACGAATGGTATTAAGACTAATTCCAGTAAGCGATACTCGAAGAATTAACCGTGTGGACATTTCAAGTATTACTAAGCTGTCGGAACGTAGAGTTAAGAAAGTAATTGATACGTTAGTTAATCGATACGGAATTGTGATCATCGGAGAACGTAACGGCAGAACTGGATACTATATTCCAGAAACAGACGAGGCTCGTAAGGACGGAATTAAACCTATGAGGTCTCAAGCAATTAAAGAATTCAAACGAGTGAGCCGAATTTTAAAAGGCGATTTGAAAGCTCATGAGAAATATTTGGAGGTAAGTAAATGATTAATAACGTTGTGCTAGTAGGCAGATTAACAAAGAAACCAGATCTAAAATTTACAACAACCGGTACTAAGTACACGCAGTTCAGTGTTGCAGTACAAAAGAAATTCAAAAATCAAAATGGTGAATACGAATCAGATTTTATCAATTGCTTGATGTGGTCTACTGCTGCAGAGAACTTTATTAAGTTCACGAATAAAGGTTCACTAGTTGGAATCGAAGGACGAATCCAAACAAGAAGTTATGAGAAGGATGGCAGTAAAAAGTACATCACAGAAGTAGTTGCTGAGAACTTCTCGTTATTAGAATCAAAGAAAGTAACAGAATCTAGAAACAATGCAGTTCAACCAATCGAAGAAAGTCCATTCAATGGAGTATCAGACGATGACTTGCCATTCTAATGAATCGAGGTGCAAGTATTTGGAGAGTATAGAACTATTTGATTATCCAGAACTTGATTATAAAGCTACAAAAAAAGCAGTAATGAGAGTGATAGCTAAGTATAAAAATTCATTAAATAAACTTTATTTAAAAAGTGAACCACGAATTACTCCTCAGTACACAATTGTTCCACCTTCATTCTCAAATAGCTTTCATTCCTCGACGGAGGATGCAGCATTGTGGGCAGATACACACGGAAAAAGACATAAAGAATTTGTAGATCGTGTAAACGATGCCTTGAACAAATTGCCAGCTACTAACAGGCTAGTCATATACCGTTCATTAATACAAGAGCAAAGTGATATTAAAATCGGATTGGAAATGAATTATAGTGAGTTCAGAATCAGAGACTTTAGAGTGGAAGGTATAAAATTATTATCTTACGCTTTGGGTGTAGATAAGTACGAGAATTAGAAAAATTGTAGATATTAAAAAAAAAACATTGTGGAGCGAATAAAACCAAAAGGTATAAAATATGTACTGTGGTATCGTGTAGATACAAGGATAGAGATGCGGAAACATCTTTAAAAAGCCAGTCCTGAAAAAGGTGTATCCAAGTTAGCAGCATGGACGACTGCTAACAGTGCCGTGTTGGATGTAGAGTGGTTCGACTCCACTCACGGTAATTCCCCAGATAAACCAACAAAAACTGTCAAAGAGCGTGCTGATAAGTACGCTCTTTAGTTTTTAAGAAAGGAAACAGTATGAACTTCGTAGAACCTATTCGCGAACCTGATGACATCCAGGCTATGAAAGATTACCTAAAAGAATGGAACGAACGTAATTACATGCTGTTCGTATTTGGAATTAATCTTGGATTAAGAATCAGTGACATTATTAAATTAAAAGCTAAGGATGTTCAAGGGCAGTATGTGAACATCAGAGAGTTAAAGACAGGAAAGATTATCAAAAGAAAGATGAACAGGTCTTTCCGTAAAGAAGTACAAGAGTACATCAAAGACATGAACCCACATGACTATCTATTTAAAAGCAGAAAGGGAAAGAATAAAGCGATCACTCGTGAAGCTGCTTATTATATTCTCAAAGCTGCAGCAGAAGATATTGGAATCGAGAATGTTGGAACACATACGATGCGCAAAACTTTTGGTTACCATCACTACAAAAACAATAAAGATGTAGCCATGTTGATGGTTCTATTCAACCATGCAAGTCCGGATATCACACTTCGATACATCGGAATCCAGCAAGACCAACAGGATAAATCAATGGACGATTTCTACTTGTAGAGCCGTTTAATTTAACATATTGAGAATTTGTAAATTCAAAAAAGAAAAGTTAAATAAACATTATTAAATCAATGGTTTCGAGCGTTGCTCGAATTTAACACAATATAAGATATGATAAATTCAAGAATACCCCGGTACCCTTGAATATTTAATACCCCCACCCCTTTAGAAATGGCGGTACGATAATAAAAACACCCCCATGCAATTAAACCCGGTAGGGTTAAAACGACCCTGATGCATAAAATTTAAATAAAGGATGAATTGAAATGGTAAGACCAGATAGGATTGGACCACATCGAGTAGCGTTCGAAAAGAATAAGAAGAAGATATTCAAGACGCAGAATGTCTGTGGAATTTGTGGTAAGCCTGTAGACTTCAAGCTTAAGTATCCACATCCATTGTCACCAGTAATAGATCACATTGTTCCAATCAACAAAGGTGGACATCCAAGCGACATTGAGAATCTACAGCTCGCACACTGGACTTGCAACAGGCAAAAATCAGATAAATTATTTAATCAAGCGCGTGAAGTAAAACAAGTCCTCGGGAACCGAAATTTGCCACAAACAAGAGATTGGGCAAATTACAAACCTGAGTGATAGGCCTCTGAGTGATAGGGGGGAGGGGAACCTACCCTTTGGCTTGGCCGAGCTCCCAGGCAGTATTGTACATATTTTCTCGCGCCAAAACTCAAAAAAGGAGAATAAAAATGGAATTGAAAGGCAAAGCATATCTCCGTAGGAAGTTAGACGGATATCGCACTGGAGTTCAAATGCGATATGAGTACTATTCTATGGAAAAAATTGATAATACAGACGGAATTACTATTCCTGCTCAAATTAGGGATAAATATAAGGCTGTACTAGGATGGACAACAAAAGCTGTAGACAGCTTAGCTGACAGATTGATTTTCAGAGAATTCGCGAACGACAATTTCAACATCGATGAAATATTCCAGTACAACAATCCGGATATCTTCTTTGATTCAGCTATTTTATCAGCATTGATTGGTTCATGCTGCTTTATCTACGTTTCTAAAGATGAAGAGGGAATGCCTAGATTACAAGTAATTGAGGCAAGCAATGCAACTGGGATTATAGATCCAATTACTAATTTATTAACTGAAGGCTATGCAGTACTCAAACGAGATGATTATGAGAATCCACTGCTAGAAGCGTATTTCACTCCAAACGAAACAATATTTTATCCAAAAGGGGAAGAGCCGTACTCAATCGAAAATCCAACAGGAATTCCATTGTTAGTGCCTATTATCCATAAACCTGATGCAAAAAGACCGTTTGGGCGCTCACGCATTACTAAATCTGGAATTTCTTATCAAAAAACAGCTCAGAGAACAATCGAGCGTTCAGAGATTACTGCTGAATTTTACTCATTCCCTCAAAAATTTGCTCTAGGGGTTAGCCAAGACGCAGAATCGGTAGAAAGCATAAAAGCAACTATTTCAAGCTTTATTATGTTCACAAAGGACGATGATGGTGATAAACCGTCTGTTGGGCAATTTACAACTGCAAGTATGACTCCGTTTGTTGAACAACTTAAAATGGCGGCTTCTGGATTTGCTGGTGAAACAGGATTAACCATGGATGATTTAGGTTTTCCTTCTGATAATCCATCGAGTGTTGAGGCCATTAAAGCAAGTCATGAGAACTTAAGGCTCTCTGGAAAGGCTGCACATC